TAGGGATACCATCAACAATAGATGTGCCATTTGCAATCGCCGTCGCCCAGCGAGAAATAGAGCGCCAGTACTCTTGCACAGTCCCCTGCTTCGGTTCCGGGGCAGGCTCGCCGATTTCTGCATTCGGCGCAGGTGCAGCTGCAGGTGCAGCTGCAGGGGCAGCTGCAGGGGCAGGTTCTGGAGCATCATCCGCTTTCTGGACGGAAATCGCCGCCGGGTCAAAGGAATCCCGCTTTACCGGAACATCTGCAACACGAAGAGCAAGCGGAACCCGTATATCGGACAGATAATCTGGCTGAAACATGAAATAGTTATTGCGATACACAATATAGCCTTCTGCCTTGCCAACCCGAATACGAAAGGACCGATTCCCAACAATGTCTGACAAGAGTCCCTGCACGGCCCGCTCAGGCACACCTGACATTGCCTCGATAATATCGTCCAGCTGAAACTCGGGCTGCTTCTCCACTTCAAATAGCCGGCGTATGACAGATTTCAGCTCAGTCTCCCGCCACTTTACAGCGTATTCATCGTAGGTTCTGAAATCCTTCGGAGCCCCATCTATATCCACAGGCTTTGCACACGTGTATTCACACGTCTCAATCCAGTCGCATAGATTCGTATAAGGCGTGTCATTGACATTCACCTCCTCTCGAACAACTCCCTGCGAATCTACATGGGTCTGGCTACCAAGCCCAGTGACGATGATGGCCTCCCTATTGAGGTTGCAATCGAGTGCATAGCGCTTCAGAACGCGGGTGACGCGCCCCACTTCCACGGCCTTCTTCATAGCGGTTCTGTACATGTAGAGGTCGGCCGTCTCGGCCTCTTCATCCTTATCGAAGGTATTGACGAGCAAATACGTCGTGCAGTTTCGCTGGTCCTCGGGAAGCAGCGAATGCGAGCAGGTACGAATACCGCGGCCGAGCACCTGTTCCATCTTATTCAAGTGAAACCAGCTGTCAAAGACGTAAATCTCTCGGACAAATCGGAAATCCACGCCCTCGGATGCCACCTGAGAACCGATGATGATTTTCACCTCGCGCCCATCCATATTCGTCTTTGCTCGCGCGGCCTGGATGGCCGCCGGATTGTTCTGTGAGACATTGGCGCGACCAGTAATCAAGATGTATTTTGCAGGGACGAATTTGTGATCCGCGCCAACATGGGTCTTTTGTCTCTTGGGGCACATGGCGCATTGGAGGCCCTCACCTGTCTGTGAGCCATTGGTGAGAAGCGGGCGTTTATCTCCCCAGGGAGAGTAGCCATTCGCCTCGAGGGCAAGGGCGAGCGGCAGGGCCCCCGATTTGATAAAGCGGCTGTAGATGAACACGATGCCCTTTGCCGTGCGCGCCCGCTCGAGAGTCAGCTTCGCCTTCGGCGATACGGTGCCGAGCGCAGACGAAACGAGCCATGTGGGCGGTCCCGTGCGCGATGAAAACTGCGCCGGCCCTCCTGAGCCGATATCCTGAAAACAGGCGTCGAAGCCCGCGTCCCGAATCTGAGGGCCATCCTCACCGGGAAAAAGCCAGTTGCCAGATTGCACCATCTCGTCGATACTCTGCACGCCCACGCCAGCGGCCTCAATGGCCTCCTGCGAAATCCGCTTATAGATTTCCATCGAATCGCCCTCAAACTGTGCAGGGACGAACTTCATGCGCAGCATGCGCGCACGCTCGGGCTCCGGTATTTCAATGCCAGTAGGACTACGCGGCGGCCAGATAGTGAGCACGGGCGTTCCCTGGGGCGGCAGACGCACGGGAAAGGAGAGAGGATTCTCGCCGCGCATGAAACTCACATAGGCGTTTGCAGCGGAGCCAAGAAGGTCCTCGCCGCCCTTGCGCCCCTGAATCGCAGGCCGAAAGCGCCCATTTTGGTCGAAGATGTCGCGCTCCGAGAGCGTCGTCCGCTTATCATTCGTGAGCAGAAGCTTCAGCAGAAAAATAATCTCGCGATATGAGTTGTACATAGGCGTACCGGTCAGCAGCACCATTTTCATTCCTTCTGCCGCCTCCAGAACCTTCAGGAGGCTGGGCGTCAGTTTCTTACCGGCCTGCTTCTCTGTCATCTCCATGTCGCCTCCAGGATTATCGGAATCCTCCTCACCCTCTTCAGGCGTATCCCGAAGATTATGGGCCTCGTCTATGATAAGGAGGCGCCCACTGAACTCTCGCCGAAGGAGGCGAATGCGCCGCACTCTGGCCGCAGCCTCGTCGAGCGTCTTTGGCACATTCTTCAGAATATCATCAATCATACGATGAAACTGAATGTAGCCGAGGAAGGTGTAGCGACTCTGTATGGACTGGGAGATGCGCTTCAAAATGACGCCCTTGTCGCGCTCCAGCTCCGTAGAGGTCCGCTTCAAATACGTATTGCCGGTGCAGCCGTTCGCAATATTGACGCCATTCTCGGATATTTTCAGGGCCTCGTCGTCGAAAATCGTTCTGCGAAAACCGGGCTGAATGTTTCTAGGCGCGACGATAATGACCGAGCGCCTCGGATATGCGCGCAGATAGTTCTCGGCAACGGTGATTGCCGCGCACGTCTTACCGACTCCCACCCCGTGATAGAGAAGGGCGGACTGATACGGGCACTGGGGAGACAAGAACCGGCCAATGAATCTCTGGACCGGTGTGAGCTCGAACTCCTTGTCAGGGTCGCACGGGTTCACATCGTTCTCCATCTGGGTTTCAATGCTGTCCTGGCGATTTTCGGCAAACTCCTGCTTTCGCATGATTTTCTCTGTAAAACGAGGGTCCTCGATATCAGGATAGAGCCCGCCCTCCGTCTCCCATTCATCTACTGCACCCATAATCCTGGGATAGAGGCCCCGCCGCTCCATTTCTCCCAGGAGGCGGTCTCGCTCCTCAAACGTCAGCTCGTGACTATTCCACCTGCGCAGAATGTCCTCATTTAACCCAGAGACCCCTTCTTCCATCTATGTTGTAGATATCTTATAAAAAGTCCTTATTCCGCCGAAACAGGGCCAATCTGAAGTGGGCAAAAACTCTTCAGAATCTTGTCAACCCGGAGCAGTACGTCGCGTTTTTCGGGATTCTCGGTGCGAATGAGGGCGAGTGCCTCGTCGATGCTGCACCAGCGAATGTCCCCCACTTCGCGCTGAATATGTTCATTGGTCAGTGACGCGGATGCGACACACTCCTCTCCTACACCGTGCAGGGCGTGTGCGACAAAATATTTGTGGCAATACTGAATACCGTTCGAACCGGTAAACAGTTCCGTTATGGGCTCCATATTTTGCAGAGGAAGAATGGAATTCTCTTTTATGTTCGTCTCCTCCCATGTCTCGCGCACGGCACACGCGTATTCCGTTTCGTGAGGATTTTTCCGGCCCTTCGGAAACCCCCATTCTGGCGTGTCAAACGGAGGACTCGACTCCTGTATCAATCTCTCCAGCGAGGGAGTACCCGTGCGAAGAGCCTCGAGCTTCTGGCGCCCGTGCTCCTTCTCATTTCGATAAGACTGAAAGCCGCCCTTTATGGGCCCCCACAGTTTCTCCCACAATTCATCGTAGGGAACCGTCAGAATCCGCTGACGCTCGACCTGCGTCATACCCACGATATTGTGCTTAATATAATCATAGTCTCCCAGCTTGTATTTACCCCGAATCAGCTCCACGAATCCGAGGCTGTCCTTTCGCTGTATAAGAAGATACTGGACACCGATGTCAGGCGTCTCAAAGCCGGTCGCGGAAGCCTTATCGGACTGCAGGATTGCCGCCTGATTCCAGTCCTTCTTGCAGCGGAAGAGGATGATTCCATAACTTGTAATCGGTTTCATACAGTGTTTCGAGGTGTGACCTACTCCAGAACAGTTCGCGCAAGTAATGCTTGAAAACAAATTTCCGGATTGTCTATAAAATGGTTGCATACTATCCCTAAGGATTCCTATGATACTTATATCGTTGCGTTTAGGCGTTGTAAAAATGAAATATATCCTCTTTAGAAGTTAGTCAATGAAGCTTCCGCCCTCTGTATGGGGACCTCTCTTCTGGCACACAATGCATATAATGGCTCTTTCATACCCGGAAAAGCCGACCTATGCGCATAAGCGTGCCGCGAAAGACTTTTACGAGAGTCTGGCGCATCTGATTCCCTGTCCAAAGTGCAGGGAGCACTACAGCACACATCTGCAGAAAGCCCCTATCTCACCGCATCTGGATCGCCGGGTCGATCTCTTTCGTTGGACGGTGAATGTGCACAATGTGGTGAATAAATCCCTCGACAAGCCTTCTGTCTCTGAAAAAGAGGCCATTCTCTTCTATGAGCGTATTGGGGCTCGTGGAACCACGCCGGTTATCAACCAGGAGATACTCGATGAAACCGATATGCGGTCAATGGTAAAGGGGGGGATCATAGGAGGAGGGGTCGTGCTCGCCGCCGCGGCCCTACTTTGGTGGACCACAAAGGGGGAAAAGGGCGACTAAATTATGCCCTCTAAATAGATGCTGGCCTATCTAACAGGTAGAAATAAGCGGGCCCTTTCAAGAAAGAATACGGAAAAGGTCTACAAGCCCGAGATTTACGAGGGCCTTCAGATTCCTGCAAGCCCTGCGAGGCCTATTGAAATGAAAGTGCGCGAGGTCGTTCTAGAACCCGTCATGTCGAATGATGAAATAAAGGCGCGTGAGGGAACGTATTTCACTGACAAGGAGGTCAAAGAGATTTTCGACGAGGACGTAGATGTCTATGGGAAGGAAGACGGTCACAAGAAACTGCTGGCCAGATTCCGGAAGCATGTGCTCCCTAATCCTCTTATTAAGACGGGCTGGGAGGCCTATTATCAGACGGCCGCCGCCTCGAGAAATCGGGGCGCAGCCGCGGGGCCGATTAAGGTAAACTCCAACTATTGGAAAAAGCGGAAGCCTACGGATGTGAACAAATGGTCAGCGCGATACATGCACAATGGTAAGCTGTCGAAAATGCGCGTGAATAATAATGTCTTCAGCTCCGTCCTCGGCTATTTCGAGCAGACCCCCTTTATGAAGCTGCCGTGCCGCCTGACTTCCTATACGCAAAAGTATTTCCATCAATATCGCCACGGCATTCCCTTCATCCAGGCGATTGACAAGGCATTCAAAAAGCTCGTTCCGGGTCCTCATGCAAAGCAGCTGGCGGCGGCGTCGCAGAAGCCCATGTACCGTGTGGCCGACACGGCCTTCTCCTCAGTCACCATTAATCGCAACTTCCAGACGGCGCTGCACATGGACGACGGCGATTTTCGCGATGGCTATGGGAATCTTTCCGTGATTGAGCGGGGCAAGTATTCGGGCGGCCAGACGCTCTTTCCCCGATTTGGGGTCGGCTTCAATGTACGCACCGGCGATTTTCTGGCGATGGATGTGCACGAATGGCACTGCAACACCGAACTTTACGAGTCGGAGAAGGATAAGGAATTCAACAAGAAGCTGCCGAAAATCCACCACGACGATACAAGTACGGGGACTCTGGGCGGCGACAAACCCTTTACACGGATTTCCTTCGTATGCTATTTGCGCGAGAAAATCCGCGGGTGCAAATCCTCGGAGACACAGGCCTATTACTCGCGCATCCAGTTTCATCCTGAGAAGGGAGATATGAAGCCGAGAGGACAGACACGGAAAAATCGAAGCTGAACAGTTATTTTACCATGACATGGTAGGTCGAACTATGAGTGGTTTATTTTCAACATTTACTGGTAGGGGAGCAGTAGCGGCACAAGCAGCCTACGATGCCGCAAAAGGAAAGGCTACAAATCGCAAGGACTGTCCTCCAGATATGCTAGGAGGCCTATCATCGTACTCCGGATATTTTGGAAACGCCTATAGTTCCGCCACGGTATCAGTGTCGGGCGCCCTATTCTTTTTAGCATTAGTAGTGTTTATCATATTCTTAGTCCTTATCTTCATCCACTACACGTTTTTTCCAATCTTTGCGCTATCTGTGAATGACCCTGGATTTATCCCTGTTCCTACCAGCACGGACAGGGAGCTCTCATTTAAGAAGAGTACTCTGGCAACACCCTCGACACGTAGAGATACTGATAACGGTCTTCAGACCATAACTACGGGGACGCCGCCTGTGACGTTGAATAAGACCAGTCTACCTTCTTCTTGCTCCTACACCATAGCGACCGACGTCTTTATAAACGGGGGACTGAAACCTATCGCATATCCGAATGTCATTCTCTACAGAGATATTGCAGATAACAGTGATACTCTTGCAGACGCTCCTAATGCAGTGGCATCCACGCTACATGAGATCTATACACGCACAAATATTCTTGCATGGCTGGACCCGCATACGAATGATTTGCAAATAACATTGGTTACACTCGATATTGGAGGCAACGAGCAGCTGCAGAGTTTGCAGCCTCCCATATCGAATGTTCCTATAAATAAGTATTTCCGCCTCGCCATTGTCATGGCCGATTCATTTATAGAGGTCTACGTAAATGGTGGCCTCGAGCGGAGCATGCAAATCAATGGAAATCTGAAGCAGATAGGAGATAGCACTACATCTACGGATTTTTATCCGCCAATCACAGATTCTAGTATTGGGGGAGTGAAGATTGGGAACATGTCCATGTGGCCGAGAGTTATTACATCGAAAGAGATACGGGCCTATGAGGCTGCACCCATGACGTCTTAGGTGCGACACAATAAAATCTAGCAAAGATATTCTATATCTTTGCTAGATATGGAGGGGGGTATATGGTTAATAGTAATCATAGTCTTTCTAGTGGGGCTGGGAGTCCTCTTCTATTATTCACCCAGTTTTGCCGCGAAGGTCTCAGCAACGGCGACGGGGCCCTATAAATTGAATGGCATACCAGTTAAAATCATTGAATCCGAGAGCGCGGCCATGTTTACTTCTGGGAATGGGGGCTCTTTTTCAGCATTTGTGTATTTAAACCCTATTAATCGTACGGCCACATACGCCCAGAGTGGTAGTGCTACGGCTGCTTCAGATGGAACAGGTACCTACAGTATCTGTACCTGCGCTGGGCCCGCGGATTGTACGGAGTGTGCTCATCCTCAATACAAGACGGTAGTGAACATTGGAAATATATTATTTTTGGAAGTTCTGGTCGCCCCGGATGCGAGTCGCCAGGGAGGGGCCATGGCCCAACTGGTGCTGAAAACGCGTGATGCTACGAAGACATATTATGAGACCTTTGTTCTGCCGCCGCTGAATGTACAGAAATGGACATATTTGACGATTGCGAGAGAGGGTCGGCGCGTCGATGTGTATTATAATAATGAGATTATTCTCTCGAAGAAGGCTCAGTACAACTTTGATTCGATTGGAACAGCGCCGATTACGTCCGGATCACAGGGACTCGAGGGGCAGATGCTTATTGCAAATGTCTACAACTACCGGCTATCGACGAAGGATGTTTCAACGAACTATGCGCAGTATGCCGATTCACGAGGACAGCCGTATTTCAATGATGCGAACAATCCCGTAAGTCTATCGGACCTTGGGGGGCTATTTCCTGTCTATGGATCTACTCTCTTTTCTTCGGCTCTCTCATACATACCATCCTTTAATTTATGTCCTCCTGGAGGATGTTTAAATCCGCCGGCAATACGACCGGCGAATCCAATGTATGCATGGTCATCGCCGTATGCTTAGATGCCTGACGGCACCGTCGAGTACCAAAGTTATTTTAGCATAATAGGGTAGTAATGGCGGATAATAACAATAGTTCTGGAGGAAACGGTTCGATGTTTTCTATTATAAATATTTTATTTATAGTATTGGGCCTTTTTTTAATATATTATCTGTATCGGTATCTGTTTACTGGAGCCGCGAATAGTGGAACCGTAATTGTTTCATCTCAGCGTGCAGGCAATGTTCCTCCCAGTTCGATTAAGAGCTTTCCGAAGCCGTATGAGGGGGGTGATTACTCCGTGAATACATGGATATATGTGAGCAGTTTTAATAATATAAATACGCGCAAGCATATTCTTGAGATACAGGGTGAGAATTTCTCAACCTTGCTTGTCGCACTCGGATCTTTCAAGAACTCTCTTGTTGTGCGGACACATTATTCGGACCCGATTGAGGAATTTCAGAACCCGGCTACGCCCTATATGTCAGGGATTGTTGATAGAGTTCGTTCTATAGTGAGAGGGCAGCCAGAAGGTTTTGCATCTGGAAAGGGCAGTGGCAGCGGCAGCGGTAGTGGCGATGGCAGTCATGATACTGGTAGTTATGATATAACAGACTATGATGCAGACGATGACACAGAAAAGATTAATAACACACCGGGCTCAGGCGACAAGCCCGGAAATCTCAGCAAATCATCTGTAGTTGCCATGTTTAAGCCGATGGCCGCCGATGATTCCCTTTTGACGGCCCCTGCTGTCTGTGATATACCCTCCATCGACCTACAGCGCTGGACAATGGTTACCGTAGTCTTATCAGGCAAGGTCATTGACGTATACATTGATGGAAAGCTGAATCGATCTTGCGCGGCCCCCTCCTATTTCAAGGTGGACCCTACGAAGGAGCTGGAAGTCCGTATTTCTGACCGCGGCGGCTTTGACGGTTATCTTGGCAATACGATGGTTGGTAGCTACAGCATGACTCCTGATGAAATCTATCGCACCTATTTATCTGGCCCGAATGGTGCGAGCCTCGACCCAATTGCGTGGGTCTCATCTATTTTAACTGGGGCGAAGTTCGCATAAAATAGTACAACACGGTAGTAAGGAGGATGTATAACAGTTCTAGAGGCAGTTCTTCCGGTCAGATTATAAATGGAGTAGTACTCGTGGCAGTCATATTCATTATTTCTTTTACATCGGAAATGCTTTACAGAGGTGTGCACGAGTCAAAAAGCCGTTTTCAGACTCTGGTCGATTATACCGCGAGCTCGCAAGATGCGCCTATTACAATCCATCAGGATGCGAATAAATACACGGATGCAAAGACGATTGGGCTGTCTATCAATGAGCGTACGGGCATTGAATTTTCCTATTCCTTCTACATCTTTGTCCTCCCTTCCACATTCGACAATACCGACATAAATACATACAAGCATGTTTTCCACAAGGGGTTTGCAAATCCTTGGCCGCTGATGGGCCCTGGCGTGTTCATGAATGCTATGAAGAATACCATGCGCGTTGTCATGAATACCTACAAGAATCCCTACACGTATGTCGATATACAGAACATTCCGATACAAAAATGGGTGCACGTGGTCCTAAACTGTGTAAAGAATGGACTCGATGTGTTTATTAATGGAAATCTGGCTAACAGGGTGACATTCGATAATACTCTCCCGTACCAGAACTTCCAGGACCTCATCATATTCTCAAATGTCGTTTCAAATACTCTGGGAAATGGCGACATTCCTGTTGCGCTGGGGTCGAATAAATTCAATCTTGCAGGGGCGTTCAAGGGAAGCATCTCAAATCTCATATATGCCCGGTACGCACTGTCCGTAAATGAAATCCAGAATCTAATGAGCAAGGGGCCCTCGTCGAGGGTTGCTACATCGGTTATGGAGCGGCCGCCCTATTTGGCAGATGATTGGTGGGCGCATCAGTCCGAATTTAAATAGAGCATATTTGACGAAATCTAAGGCCCTGCTGTCGTACCGCCAAGTACCAAAGTTAAGTACCCCGATAGGGTACTTAACTTTGTGTCTACTTGCCTACAGTTGTGTTGTAGGCTAAAATAAGTACTCCCCTTCGGGGAGTACTTATTTTATGCACAACACCGTACCGCAGGACCCAAGAGGTCTTAAACATTTAATCTCTTATAATCCAGTAAGGATTTGCCGATGGCAGGAGGAGGATTATATGCTCTCGTTGCATACGGAACACAGAATGTGATTCTAAGCGGCAACCCGCAAATGACCTATTTTTACAAGGCATTCAAGCGTTATTCACATTTTGCGATGGAGAATATTACGATTCCTCTGGAGGGGCCGAATGAGCCCTCGTTTGATGCGACAGTGGATCTCCGGGCAAAGATTCCGAGATATGGCGATCTAATGTCAGACCTCGTATTCACATTCCATATTCCAGACATCTATAGCAAATATATTCCCCCGAATACCACGCGCACAAATCAATATGAGTTCCAATGGGTTCGTTATCTTGGGGCGGCGATTATTAACAGGGTAGGAATCTACATTGGAGGGCAGAAAATCCAGGAGCTGGACGGTTCCTATATTTTGGCGCGGGCTCTTCTTGACGAGGACCAGGACTCCTTTCAAAAGTGGCGGCTGCTTATTGGTGATACGGATGCGCTCATTACGCCGGCCAAGAGTGAGTATGCATCGTATGACCCTGTCACAAAAATCTATGGTGGTTATCCGACGGTTGTTCCGAATACTGCTGCCACGGGGGCGCAGCTGAATCGTCCCTCCATTTTCGGCAGAGATATTCACGTCCCTCTTTCCTTCTGGTTTTCGGAGTCTCCGTCGAAGGCCATGCCGCTGATTGGGCTGCAGTACCATGAGTGTGAGATACAGATTACACTGAATCCTATTAACCAGCTCTACACTATCTTAGACCAAAATGGGCTTCGCGTGAGCCCGAAATTCACATCCGTGTCAACGGCGACGCAAAATGCGCCCTTATATGCCTCTTCGAATGATACTGGGGTGACAATCAAGAATTTTCTGACAGATATCGGATATACGATTCCGTCCCTGGACACGTGGCAGACATTTTATCCGCGGCTGCAGGCGAATTTCATCTATCTTCCGAGAGAGGAGCAGATTATTTTCGCGACGCGGCCACTGTCGTATATTATTACGCAGATGACAAAATTCCCGAATCATGACCAAGTAAGTCGCAATGTGCTCGATTTGCAGGCACACAATCCCTTGACGCGTATGATTTTCGTTCAGCGGCGTTCGGATAGTTCGCGCCGCAATGATTTTGCGAACTTCACAAACTGGTTTACATATCCGAACTATCCGTTTACTGCGAATCCGAGCCCGCCGCCTGGGATTCCGTATTCGTCTGGACTTCTTGTTCCGGCGATGCAGGATGAAATGATTCGTAGTATCCATGTCCTATGCGACGGCAATGAAATCCAGGAGACGAAGAACACGGATTTTTTTACGGAATATTCACCCTACAAGTATGCGCAGGGTATTGGTCAGACGGGACTTCCTCTATATTCCTTTCAGCTGAATCATTCGCCGACGCAGCCGTCTGGATCCCTGAATGCAAGTCGTATCAGAAATTTTCAGATTGATGTTGATTTCTGGCCGCTGCCGGCAGGCATCCCATATAAATATGACGTGGATATCTATGTGGAAAACCTGAATTTTCTCGAGGTCGTTTCGGGTATGGGCGGTCTCAAATACGCCTTGTAGTCGTTTACAGTCGCGTGTATGCTAAGGCACACGCTTATAGTCGAGCAAGCTCCTTCGGCCAGTTCACCTCAATATGGGGGCGCAAGAGCTCCCTCTCCCCCTTCAGAACACGAGCAGTGCTTGGGTCCTTGTTCAACAGGCTCACAAGCTCTTCTTCATCGCCCACAACAAAGCAGTTCTTTCCATGTTCAAACTCTGTCTTGGATCCATCAACCCATTTCGCATTAATGACGAGGGCGCAGCCCTGGTACATGGCCTCCAAAAAAGTGTACTGTGAACCACCCCCATCATTTTTAATGACGCTCATATCCACCACATATTTTGCATCGGCGAGGATATCATCCAGATCCTCGAAACTCTTTTCAAAGGGGCCCTTGTAGAAACGCTTGAAGCCCAGATCATTCAGCTTGAAAAACACATATTGGCGATTGATGGCTCCGTAAATATCTATAGGGTCCTTGAGCTGCTTGTTCGCCTTCAGAATAATATCGGTGTGCTTGTCGAAATCGATGCGTGAGATGCTGACTGCGCCGCCAGGCGCCTTTGTCTTAGTGAACGGATATTCGTAGAAGGGATGGATAATGAATTTGCTCTTGATTCCAAACTGGTCCTTCAAGAACTTCTTCACAGATTCGCGGATGGTTATAACCTTGAATCGCGCCAGGTTTCGGAGGACGGGCTCCTTCCCCTTTCCAGAAACCTCTGTAGGGTCGTGGATGACAATCATGGTTCCATCGGGCATCTTGTCGAGAAACTCATAGTATGTCTTATCAATCGCGGTTATGAGAATCCGGCCCTTGGGCAGGTCATTCGGTGCGCGGTTCTGGTAGACGACCCCGTATCCATAGTCCCGCTGTTTTTCCTCCGTTTTGGAGCCGATTTTATAGAGGGGCAGGGAGTATTTTAAGGATAGATGGGCAGTAAAGGAGACCCAGCCTCCGTAGATAGGGCGCGCCATATAAATAAGATGCACCATTCTGATATGGGGGGCGAAAGCGATTCCCGGGAAAAAATCGTGCGAAAAATAGGATGGATAGGATAGGTAATCTATGGCAACCCCTACATTTGGTGGATCTACATTTGCTGCTCTATTTGGGGGAGGAAAAGTGGCCGATGCAGATACGGCTTCAGCCACATCACAGATTGCAGGGTTGACTACGAACTTTAATCTAATGAAAGGGGGGCTGAATACGGCTGTCGATACAGCAAAAACTCTCGCACCGGATTTGAAAGATGCAGTGGATTTGTCACAGATAACTGCTGCAATAAATGAGACGACAAAACTGCAGGAAGTATGCAAGAATATGACACCGGAACAATGCGCAGTAGAACAGGCGCGACTTCAGGCCGAGACCGATGCTGCGCAACTGAAGTTCTACAGAGACACCTTGGCAGAGAGTATTACTCAATTAACTGCAATTGGAACTGATGTAGAGAACAGGCTTTCACAGATTAAGATTGAGAAGGCGCAGACCGCAGTATTTAAGGGAGAAAGTATTATACCGCAGTTCGAGACCCTTATTGCAACTATTAATGGCGATATTGCTCTACTACGAGCAAGTGTACCTTACATAAATCCTACCGTCGATCCTTCTGTGCCTACATCTGGCTCATCTGGCTCCGGATCATCTCGGCCCGAATACACTCTACCAGTCACAGGTACAAAGAGTGGCTACCAGGAGCAGCTGGATGCTCTCAATATATCCTACGGGTCTCTCATGGGTCGCCCCATCGATACTAACCAGGTTCAGAACCTCGTATATAAATGGTTTGTAAAAGTATTTGTGCCAGTTGCGTTTTATTTGTCTATTGCACTCGGGGCACTCGTCGGCGGAATAATCACCTCAAACCACTTTGCAGAAGAAAAATCGCTGTTTAATCGCATCTATTATTTTGTATATGGAATGCTGGGATTTCCATTTGCATTGGTATATGGTATGCTGTATCCTCCCCTGTGGGTTTCCACTATCATACCTATATATGGCAGATTATCGGCTGCAGATATTACTACCACACCTAAACTTGTGCAAGTTATAAAGGGGAAGATCTCGCCTACGGTAGACGGTGGGCCTCTGAAGGCACCTGCAGGAATGATGTGGAGGAAGGCTGCATCCGCTTCGGAATTTTTTACATATCTGATACCCTTGGATGGGAAGCCCCGTCCCGTAGGGAATTTACCGGCCCCTCCAAATGGGCTCAAATGGTTTTCAACACTGGCAAATAATAAACAAGAGATGTGGGCCTTACAGGAGGCCCCGAAGGCCTTCTAAATGCGCACAAAGGCGTTTGGAGAATTATTATAGTATAGTAGTTACGAAGGATGTTCGGTGCAGTAACATCTGGTATCGGAGCATTAGGTTCTGGAACATCTAATCTGGCATCAACTATTGCAGGTACTACTGCAGGGCAGGGTGCCCTGGCTCAGGTAGGCGCCCTGGCAAATACGGTAGGTCTAGGAGGTGTTCTTAGCGGACTACAGGCTGCACTAGGAATCAAGCCGCCCAAATGCACGAACCCAGAACTGATTGACCATCCGAAAGATGACGGTATTATGACCGAATCCGCCACTGCAACCTATCAGGCTATTACAACAGGTGATGCAATGTTTGGCTATCTTCATGTAGATACAACTGTCCCGTCTGCCGCCGCTGCCCTCGCCGCGGCCGCCACTTCTGCTGCCGCCGGCGCCGTGGCCGGCGCACTGGGGGTCGGCACTTCCGCCACTGCCAGTTCCGCCGTCGGCACCACGGGCACGCCCGCAATAACAGTACCAGAATACTTGATAAAATCGAAGGATAATCTTTGGAAACTATCGATTGTCTCTGGTGTAAGTCTTCTTATTATGAGCGCCCTCTTCGCAAAACTCAAATAATGGTCTAAACCTGGCCCCATAAATATACATAGTATGTCGCATTCAGTGCAACCTGTAGTATCACAACAACAAGCGGCAAATCATCCCTTTGTTTCTGTTATTACTCCCACCTATAATCGTCGGAAATTCATTCCCTACCTTATTGCCTGCTACAAGGCGCAGAAATATCCGAAGGAGCGGATGGAGTGGATTATTCTTGACGATGGATCCGACCCGGTGGGCGACCTCTTCAAGGATCTCGGGCTTCCGAATGTCCATTACATCTACATGCCTGAGAAGCTGACGATTGGCGCGAAGCGCAACATTCTGAATACGAAATCGTGTGGAGATATTATTGTGGCCATGGACGATGATGACTACTATCCTCCCGAGCGCGTGAGCGCGGTTGTTACTGCATTCAAGCAGAAGCCTGGAATCGAGCTTGCAGGGGCTTCTGAGATTTACATGTATTATTCCGATATTAAGACAATTTACAAGCTCGGCCCCTATCATTCCAATCACGCGACAAATGGCACGATGGCCTGGAAGCGGCGCTACGCTGATACGCACGTCTACGACGAGACTGTTACGCATGCGGAGGAAAAATCATTCTTGGACGGCTACAAGAATCCGATGATTCAGCTCGATCCGATGAAGGTCATGCTTGTCATGAGCCATTCGGACAATACGTTCGATAAGACCAAGATGCGGGACAATGAGAATCCCCTTGTGAAAAAAACGGGGCGAAAGCTGCGGGAATTCATTAAAGATGGTGCAATCCGTGAATTTTTCGCAAACGCCTAGGCACAACCTTAAGAAATGCAGATAAAGACTCATAGAAAATCCATGAGTCTTTATTATCCGCATCGTTCCTTTGCTCTGATGGCAGATACCTTAGAAAGAGGTATTGATTCCACGGCGGCCTTGGCAGATGTTCCTCCGAATTCACTAAGGGTCAGTTTGAGGGCGCATCAGCAGGCCGTGCTCGCTGCAATGGAGACGTCCGAGCGGGAGCTTGTATCGGGCATGCAGTGTGCCGGTGAGACGCTATATTCCTCCTACGGGATTCTGGGTGATTCAGTAGGAGTTGGAAAATCGCTCATGGTTCTTGCGCATATTGCGCGCCTTGCCGTGCTTCCTCCCTTGCAGAATATGAAGACCCTCGGGGCCAACTCGTCCAATAAGATGTTTAGTATTAAGTCGGAGGATTTGGGTGATATGAGCGGGGCAGGGTCGCTGATTGTTGTTCCGCACACCCTTTTTCGTCAATGGTCGGAGTATATCAAGAAGCAGACGAATCTCACGCACCTTATTGTTGATAAGAAGAAGGCCGTGGCGCAGGATAACTTTGCCGAGTCAGTTATGAATGCGCAGGTGGTGCTCATCAGTAATACACAGTACAAGGAATTCAGTATTTGGCAGCGGGACAATAGGATTCTTTGGAAGCGCGTGTTTATCGACGAGTCCGATACGATTCATCTTGTAAATGGCTATCCTCGACCGGAGGCGCTGTTCACCTGGTTTATTACGGCCTCATGGATTAATATGATTTTTCCGAATGAGTCGATGTATATCCAGCAGCAGAATCTGATTACGAATGTGTATTCGGAGGGGGCGCCATATGCGATTCTGAAGCCGTATTTTTCCGAGCTGATGCGGTCAGGGCGGCCGTATAACTATATGCGATTTACAATGACATCGTATAACTTTTTCAGGGAGGTCTTGAACACGAGTCATCGGCTACGTGGGCGTCTTGTTATCAAGTGCAGTGATGAATTCGTGCAGCAGTCGATTTCTCTGCCGGTACTCTACAGGAGCAATATTACCTGTGTGGCGCCGATTCATCAGCAGATTGTGGCTGATGTGGTGCCAGCCGATATTCAGCAGCTTCTGCATGGGGGAGATGTTACCGGGGCGATTGCGGCGCTGGGCGTGAAGTCGGAGGATACTACGAGCCTGATTGAGGCGGTAACGTTGAATCTGAAGAAGGAGCTGCAACGGCTGAAGGCCACCTATGATTTCAAGGCTACACTCGAGTATTCCAGTGTGGCGGTAAAGGAGACTGCACTGAAAAGTCTGGAGGATAAGATGAAGAGCAAGGAGGAGGCGATTAAGAATATTCAGCAGCGTATTGAGGGTTTCAAGAAGGAGATTTGTCCCATTTGTTATGACGAGCCTTCGCAGGCTATGGTGACGCCGTGCTGTTCTCGCATTTTCTGTGGCCAGTGTATTCTGAGTTGCCGGGCGAGGAGCCCTGCGTGCCCGATGTGCCGGACGGAATTCAAGATTGTGCAGCTGAAGAAGATTGTTTTGGAGAAGGAGGAGACGGAGATTGTGGAGGAAGCTGAGCCTGAGGGGCCGAAGGAGAAGAAGGCTGATGCACTTCTTCGGCTCTTTAAGGAGAATCCTACTGGGAAATTTCTCGTATTCAGCCGGTATGATAATCCTTTTACGATGATGGAGGAGTCTATTACGGGGCTGGGTGTCACTGTCAAGCAGCTGAAGGGGAATAAGGACGCGGTTGCATCGACGCTGCGGCAGTTTCAGGGCGGCGACGTGCGCTGCCTGCTGCTGAACTCGCATTATGCGGGGTCGGGGCTGAATATAACGGCGGCGACGCATGTGGTTCTGCTCCACGCGATGACACACGAGGAGGAGAAGCAGATTCTGGGGCGTGCGTACCGGATGGGGCGCACGGAGCCGCTGCATTTCATTCGGCTGCTGCATGCCGATGAGATGCCAACGACGAACTAAAGTTCGTCTTTTGGCATCAGTGCTTCGCCGTACCGGCTCCGCGAGATGCCCACCACCAACTAGCGTTGGTGGCGGCATCAGTGCTTCGCCGTACCGGCTCAGCGAGATGCCCATCACCAACTAGGCGCTCGACCCCTTGATATTCTTATAGAGATTCTCCAGGCTCACTGCCTCATAGCGCCGCACCTTGTCCGGCCGTAGTGCCCCCGTCTCGATTTCTGCAAAGGAATACATCGGTGCCAGACGCACAGGAGCCCCCCGCTTCTCCGACACCTCACACAACAGCTTCCAGGCATTGAACATGGCCGACTGCTTCGTGAGAACCGGAGTATATCTAAAATCATCAATGGTCAGCTGCTTCGAAGACTGGGCAAGAGGTGCCTCCTGGGCTAGCCGCAGCGAGATAATCTTGAGCTTCAGACGAAGCGACACCGGCAGAATCGTCCAGCACTGATAGAAGAAGGCCCAGAAATCACCCTGATCCGATACCTTGTAGGCATCAAAGAGACTAGTATACATCTTCCAAGACTCATGTGTATTTCCATGGACGGCCTCAATGCGTTCCGGGATATTTTCCAGACTAATCAAACTCGCCAGATTCCCTTCATTATTCTCAATATCGAATTCAATCAGCGGATCCCAATCTCCCCAAAGAGTCCACCAGGCCACGGGAAGAACGCCCTCAGCGGCCTCTGCAACCTGCTCGTAGTTTTCTAATCCGGCAACTTGACGCTTTAGAGAACGCAGGTCCCCCGAATAGTTTTCGGGCAAGTCCCGTCCCAGCCATTCGCGCAAGCGCGTAGGCTCCGGAGCATCCACCTTGAAGGTCAAGCAAATCTTCGCGATTTGCTGCAGCACTCTGCTATCAAGTGTATTACTAATAAGAATCAGTGGCCGCCCATCGGACACCTCCTTCGTTTTCAAATAGGAATGAAGCTCGGATAGGCCGCCCTTCTCGCCATTTGTAAGCCCATCAATCTCATCCAGCAGCACGCCGATTCCGCCCCGCTTCCCGGACTCTATCATCTGGACGATTCCTCCCTCGCGCAGCAGAGGAAGAATAATCTTGCGAAAGGATGTTCCGGAGCGGGTATGACTTGCATTGAACTCCACCGTTTTGAGCCCGGCCAGTTCGAACACACGATGGGCAATGGTCGTTTTACCGATTCCTGGGGGCCCGAGTAAGAGTACGGCGGGCTGCTTTCTGGTTAGCAACCATTCACTGAGCTTCCCTTCAATGAGTGGGTGCAGACAAACCGTAGGTTCTGTCATCCTAAAACTTCTCCTATGACGAGGCTTTAGACGTTATACTCCGGGCGGCAGCGGCGGGGCAGTTCCGGAGCACGCCGTGCCGTTCCAGACGCCCTCCCATGTAACTCCCTTGAGTTTCGCCTGGTCACAGAGTTTTGTTACCCGGTCTGTGCCGTCTTTAACATAGAGGTGAAATATGAAATTCTCGCCAGTATTGGTTCCATCTGATTTCTGGAGATTACTATTCTGGGCAACACCGGCCATGTCAATGCAGACCTTTTCATCGGCTATTGTGGCGAGTGTGAGAAAGTCCGGGCAGAAGTTGATGGCAGGGGGCCATACTCCAGGGCCAGAAGCTGCGCCGGAACTTGAAAACCAGCGGAGTCCAAAAACGACGGCGGCGGCGGTTGCACCTAAGAAATAAATGGCGGCAGTGATTTCTCGGCCGGATGAAAAGAAAAAGAATCCGCCACCGGTTATTAAGACAACGGATAAGAAGCAGAAAAACAGGAACTTTAAGTCCATCTACTGATGGTCGCCTATTTTATAGGAACACGACAGACACTTCCTCTATAAGAAGAACTGTTTGTAGTGTGTATATATCGAAGTATATTTAGCGGCCATAGTGGGCCACGGGGGTGGGAAGGTAAGGGCCGCCGTCGCCGCCAAAGCCAAGCTCAATGTAGCCAGTCAGGTAGTTCTCGCCGGTTAAGAGGTTGCCGCTCACACCAGAGGTTGAGGGGGCAGCGCCGGCGGGGACCACGTACTGGATCTTGCGGAATGTACGAGATGATGAAATAATCGTGCGGCCCATGTCACGCAGAATGGCCCGGCCAGCGGTCGCAAGACTCGTAGAGAACGAGCTCCAGCTTCCAGGGTGGTCGAGGGTGCCGGTGGCAGTAGCTATGGAAGACCAAGACCAGCTGGCCGTGGAGAAGCTACCACCATTGGTGCCGGTGTTAGCGCCAGAGGGCTCCGACGTGCGGGACAGGATTCTGCCACGCAGATCGCCAACGTTGATGTAGTAGCCGATGTCGGCAACATTAACCTTCTGGTTGGTGAGGAGAGACGTCATTTGTTATACCCGTGATTTAGAAAAAAAAGGCGCCGGAACTTGGCCAACTTTTAGAATAGAATCTCAAAGGTAGAGAACAATGCCTGGCCCGGGACAAAGTTTATTGGGAACGCCGCCCGATTTCAAACTGCCGTTAACAGGGGATGCCTCTGCCGGACAAAATGGCCGCATAACATTCAGCGAATCTGCAATGGCAGATCCGTACGCAGGTCTCCCCGGGTTCAACCCGCAGGTAAGCGTTGAACCGGACTTTCAGGCGGACATGCTTCGTGGAAACTGGGAGTCCACGCCGGTGAGTAATGGATTCTTCTCCTCTGCAAATGTTGACCGGATACAGCAGTTGATTCGAAAGGGAGTCTATGACCGTAGTGGGCCGAAGGCGTATGTTATTGACAATCAGTCTGCAGATGAGATGAAGATTATTATGCGCGCCATCTATTACCAATATGGCCGTAATATGACCACGGACATTGTCGGGCAGATTGATGATCTGAATAAGAAAGTGGTGGATTGGTCTGTTCCCCACATTCTGTCTGCTGTGGATATGTACCACTATTATCTGAAGGATATCAGCCAGCTGCCGATTCCTATGGAGCAGCCGCAGCATCTGAGCCGTGCGGGGACTCGGAGCCTGCCGATGAACCCTTTCATGTGAGGGATAATGTAAAACCCATTTGCGGCTTCTTTTTATCCCTTAAACATGGGGGAACCGTAGGATGTTGTACGGAACAGCGCAAATAAATGGACGCGGACGGCGCCCAGCATCGACAGAAGACCGTATAAGCATTGAATTGCTCATAGAAGGTTGCGACTACTTTGCCGTATTTGATGGCCATTCTGGGCCGGAGGTTGCGAGCCGGTGTTCCTCCGAACTTGCAGGAAGACTCCGGAACGCACTCGTAGCTGCCGGACCGGATATCCTCAAAAACCTGGAACTGGTAAAACAGATTCTTCAACGAACCTTTATTGAATTCAATAAATATCTTGCAAGCCCGCCGGTATATACTACACTACACGATTCCGGATCAACGGCCACCGTAGCTCTTATAACCTCGACCCACATCATTCTCGCCTATCTGGGCGACTCGCCGTGTTTCATGCTCGACCCTGCCACGGGGCATATCCTTCAGCGCATGGGGAAGCACGAGCCCTCGGATGCCGTAGAAGTTGCCCGGATTGAGCAGGCCGGTGGCTTCGTGGAAGTGGATGAGAGCGGGATTCCGCGCGTCGACGGGGCCTTGGCCGTCTCTCGTGCCTTTGGTGACTTCAGTATGAGCATGAAGGGGGGGAAGATGGATATGGCCGCAGATTGGACGAAAATGAAGGTCACAGCCCACCCAGATATCATGGTGTGGGAGCGACCTGTTCACGGCATCCTGGCCATTATGTCGGATGGCCTTGTTGAGGGTGATACGACACTGTTCAAGCCGATTGAGGAAGTTTCCAGGGCGATTCATGATGGGCTGGCGGAGCATTCGAATGATTTGAATGCGACGGCAAAGTACGTGGTGCAGCGGCATACGAAGATGCAGTCGCGCTATGATGGGGACGATTTATCGCTTATCCTGGTGAATATCGGGGGCGGCAAGGCCACGGATAAGGTGGCGAAGGGCGGGGCGGTGAAGCCGCCGACGCGGAAGGCCAAGGGGCGGCGGCGTATCCGCACAGAAAAAACGAATCGGCTCATCAAGATTTTTTCGTGTTAAAGGTGTCCGCCTAAAGCGCTCCCCCTAAGGGGAGATAGGGTGTAGGAAGGCCCTTCAACGGTCTAGTAGCGTAGTTGGTAGCGCATGGTGCTTATACTTTCGAGTATACTTATAGCATAAGGGAAACGCCGGGGTCGTGAGTTCAATCCTCACCTAGACCAAGTTTCGATCCGCTTGTAGCGGTTGGAAACTTACTTCTTGGGCTTCGGCTTAATCAGCAGCTTCCCAGGCTTGGCCTTTCCTTGCAGGGCAGCCTCGCGCTCAGCGCGCATCTTCTTCCACGCCGTCTCAAACTCGGTGAGGTCGGACAGCCACATTGCGGCCGCCGTGGTCGCCTCGAGTGCGGCCAAGGCAGCCTTCGCCACCGCAACCGCCTTCTGATGGTCCTCGATGGCCGCCGCCTTCACACGGTCCATGCGGAGTCGCAGCAGATAGTCGTATGCATCCACGTTGGTCGCCACCTTATCGCCGCTCAGGGCCGGCAGGTCGTGCGCAATCAGGGCGGCCACGATGTCCTCATCGGAGGCCCGGCGCATATCAATAGTGCCGTCAAGCACGGCCTGGAGGAAGCGCGCCTTTGCATCCGCCTCTTCTGCCTCGGCGCGCAGCCGCTCAATCTCTGCGGCGCGACGCGCCTCATAGGCGGCCAGGCGCGGCTGATAATAGGCCTCGAGGATATCGCCCACGCAGCCATACTTGACAATCTTGGAGTCCATGTCAAAGGCCACCATGTTTGTAGTGCGCCACGTCGAAGTCAGCTGGAAGCGCTTCTCGAACTCTACAGGGTTCGCCTTTGCATCGTCGTAGTAGTCCGGGTCAAGCTCCAGATGGAACTTCACATTAATGTGGTCGTACAGATCCTCGAAGTTCTTCAGCACCGGCTTGCCATCCTCCGTCTTGGATGCATCCGCCTTTCCGCTCTGGCTGGAGCCCTTCGCCAGTGTCCCCGCCACGCAAATCTCATCCAGGAATGCCTTGTAGTCGTGTGTCCAGGTGCCTACCGGCAGCTCCGTAATCGTTATAATCTTCTTATCATCGTCGAAGGTGTAGAGGCCCTTCGTAATCCAGACGCCATCGGACACGAGGTGAATCGGCCCCTTGAAGCCGAGCCACCAAGGGCGCATGGCCAGATCGGCCAGGGTCGCCCGCCGCCCCTCCAGGCGGTCTCGCAGCAGCCCCACGACCTCCTCGGGATTGTGAGGAGGAATGTTCGTGCTGAAGCCAGTGCCAATGCCCACGCAGCCGTTGATGACCAGCAGCGGCACAACGGGGAAGTAGGTCTTGGGCTCCACAATCAGCCCATCGTCATCAATGTGCTCCAGAATGCTGGAATCCTCCTTTCGGAGAATGGTGTCGAGAATGCTCTCCAGATGCGTGTGGATATACCTCGCCGAGGCTGCATCCGCGCCGCCCTGAAGGCGAGAGCCAAACTGCCCAATGGGGGCGAGCAGATTGATATTGTTTGCACCAACAAACTGCTGTGCCATCGATGTAATTGCCCCCGTAAGAGACGCCTCACCGTGGTGATAGGCTGCATGCTCGGAGACGTAGCCTGCGAGCTGGGCCACGCGCACCTCGGAGCGCAGGCCACGCTTCAGACAGCCGAAGATAATCTTGCGCTGCGACGGCTTCAGGCCATCCATGATGGAGGCGAGGGAGCGGATATTGTCCGCATTACTGAAGTGAATCAGCTCATCGTGGATGAAGCGGGAGTAGAGGACCTTGCCGCCGTCGCCGACGATGAGCATCCGCTGTGGGTCAAAGCCGGCCAGCCACTGCTTACGGTCATCCGCGCGCTTCTTGGAGAAGGCGAGGGACATCGTATCGTCCGTCTCGGCATCCCAGGTATATTTAATTTCGTGCAGATTCTGGAACCACTGCTTAGCCTCCTCATCCGTACTCGTGCCCAATCCCTTATAGTATTTCAACTGCCAGCCGCTCGTGCTTCCGCCCAGCCCAGCCTTCCAGGCCTCAAACTCGGCGGGAGAATAGAAGCTCAGCTCCTCCGAGCGCCGCTTCGCCTTCAGCAGAGGAGTGGCGAGCGAGCAGATGAAGCCGGCCTGCATGAGCGCCGGCCACTCGCTGTGAAACAGATTCATGAGCAGGCCCTTGATGTGCGACCCGTCCAAATCCTGGTCAGCCATGACCATGACACGGCCATAGCGGAGCGACTTGAAATCCTTGTAGACCTTGCCCTGCTCGAGACCCAGAATCTTCTTGATGGCCGTGAGCTCCTCATTCTTTGCGAACTTGTCGGCTGACACGTCGCGCACGTTCAGCATCTTACCCTTCAGGGGAAACACGCCCCACTTCTCACGGCCTACGACGGACAGACCGGTAATCGCTGACGTCGCAGCTGAATCTCCCTCCGTAAGAATCAGGGTGCACTCGGTCGATTTGGCCGTCCCGGCCCACGCGGCATCCACCAGCTTGGGCATGCCGCGAATCGTGCGCTTCTTCGACCCATCCGTCTTCTTCGCATCCTTGTTGGCCTTCGCGTCGAGGATGGACATGGCCTCGTCGAGGAGCCCCAGCTTCACGAGCTGCGTCACGAGCTTGCCCTCAGTCTTGAACACGGAGCCAAACTTGGCTGCAGGCGTGGTGAGCGTCTCCTTCGTCTGCGAATCAAACGCCGGATTCACAATCGTGGCATTCACGAAGAACACTACGCAATCCTTCAGCTGGCCCGGCTTGACGGGAACCTTCTTCTTCGCTGCCAGCTCGCAGAAATCGCCGATAATGGTGCCGACAACCTTCTCGACGTGCTTGCCACCCTTCTTGGTATTGATGCCGTTCACAAAGGAGACGTGGCGCTCGTCGGGAACGCCGTCCTCCTCAAACAGCTGCCGCGACAGCACTGCAGCGACCTCCCAGCGCTCTCCGCAGCGCTCGTAGGCAATGGGTGCATCATCCTTCACGAACAGCTTCGTGAATTTCTCGAATGTGTTTGTCGCAACGGCGGTCCCATTGCAGGTAACCTTGACCTCCTTGCCGGCCATGGCACCCAGCTCTACGACGCGCGTCTTGAGCACCTGGCGCATGTCATCGAGGTTCAGCCCAGGGAAACGGGCCAAATCAGGCTCGTATTTGATTTTCACAAAGCCCTTGGCGGAGGTATCGGCCTTCACGCTCGCCTTCCCCGCCTTGGACATATTATCCGTCCACGTCTGCGAGTACTTTTGCCCCTGCTTTGGACTCCGCGTCTCGACCGTGAAGGATTTACTAAAGATGTTCGTCAGCTTCGCACCGTAGCCGTTCTTGCCACCGACAATCTTCTCCTCGCCCTTGTCGTAGTTGCCGCTGGTGAGCAGATGGCCGAAGATGAGCTCGGGCGCCCACACCTTCTCTACAGCGTGCATCTCGATGGGAATGCCGTCGCCGTCATTCTCTACGGTGATACGGAAGGTATCGGCGCCCTCCGTAATGGTAACATCGATGTGCTTAATCGGCGTGCGCCCAGGCTCGCCACTGCGCACAAGCGCATCGCGCGCATTCACAAGAATCTCATCAAAGATCTTGTAGAAACCCGGATTGAATGCTACTTGCCTGCGCACCATCTTTCCTGTAGAGGAATCAATGACCCATCGGGACTCCTGGTGCGTGTCCGTGGACCCGACATAGGTGTCAGGCAGTTCCAGGACGTGCTCACGGTGAGAGAGTTTCTTAAAGGCGGCGGCGTTCGACATTCTATGCCAAGGGTGGGGTACGCCCCTGGTTCCAATTTTATTGTCGCCTATTACTAAGGATGGAAACTCCCCTGCTTACAGCAGCGTCAGAAGGGAATCTACAAGAAGTAAGGGCGCTCATAAAGAAGTATGAGCAGGAAGGAACGGTCCTCGAGCATCTGGAAGAAACATCGACCTATGATGGATTTACTCCCCTGCTCTGGGCATGCATGAACTCTGATACAGAACTCGTGCAAATCCTACTGAATGCGGGAGCAGACCCGATAAATCCGGGTAAAACGGGCGAACTCTACGACTCGAAAACGACACCCATGGCATTGGCAAACTATAGAGATAACGAGAAGATTCTTGAGCTCTTATTGAAGGAGCGGATTCAACGAAATAATGTGGCGGCGGCCACGCCGCCATTTGGAAGAAACTATCGGCGGCTTGTGCGCAAATATATGCACGGGGGCGCGCGCAGAAATACAAAGAGACGCATCAGAAAAACTCGGGGCCACAAGTAGGGACCTATTCTAGGATGCGATGTATTATAAATGTTATAATAGGTAATGATACACCAAAACAGCGTGGCTATGCGGCCAAGCAAGAGAGGCTTCGGGAATCCTTAAAAAAACATTTTGATGGAAAGTTTTTAAGCTGGAATAATTTTCCGAATGACAACTACAATAAAGAGAACTTTTACAATGTCAAGGCTGCCGCATTTGAAGAGGCTATGCGACAGGGTTATAAACAGATTCTTTGGGTAGATGCTCCGGTTGTAGCTCTACAGAATGTTTCGCCCTTGTTTGATATTATTGAAAAAGATGGATATCTTATGGTGAAAAATAATTCATGGAACTGTGCAACAACGGTGAATGATGCATGTCTCAAATATTTCAAGGTCACGCGTGATGAGGCAGAAAAGATAGATGAGATTGCATCTGGTGTCATGGGTGTTAATACAGATAATCCGAAAGGAAAGAAGCTAATTCAGATGTTTATAAAGGCTTGTAAGGATGGGGCTGCCGATGGAAGCCGCTTTCATAATAATCAGAGTTCGGACCCGCGATTTAAATTTCATCGGCAAGAGCAATCTGTATTAAGTCTTTGTGCGCATAGCCTTGGATTTCCTCATACAATACTTTGGAATACGGGGCCTATCGCGTTAAATCCATCAAAGCTGCATGGTGGGAGTATTATGGCCTGGAGCTCACGCGAGGGGCACAGTCTAAATGAAAAGAACTTTACTCGGAAAAAGGAGCATAAAAGCTATATTTATTTCATTGGATACGGGGGACTGAGCGATACTTTATCAGAATTTGTTATATGCACGAATTATGCAATCAAACACGGCCGCTCCATCTTATTTGAAATGCATGGATATTCTGCAATAGATATTAAATCAGTGTTTGATTTTTCAAAATATCCTGTTCCAGTATATACAGATAAAGATAAAATCCAGAAACTTATTAAAAGTCATAGCTTAGAGCCACCGGTTAATATAGATAAATATAAAATAAGTGGAAATAAATTTATAAAGGGCGATATGCCAGTGAAAGAGAAAGGGCCCGATACGGTTCCCCTAAGATTTGATGATAAGAAGGATTATCCTAGGGATACGATTCTTATACGGGCATGTGGGGGAGGAGCTGAATGCAATGAATTATTTTTCTTTAAGAATGTCACATTAAAACCGCATGTTATTCAATACTATAAACAATTTATTAAAAAGTATAAGATTCCATCTGAATACATTGCAGCGCATTTGCGTGCAACAGATAAACCTCTTTCATTTTCATTTAATATATCAGGGGTTAATAAACCTACTTCAGATAGTATTAAAGGCGTTGACGCATTTATAGAGAAATATTCGGATATGCCGGCATACATTGCAACGGATAATAAGAATTTGCTAGAGGGATTGAAAAAAAAGCATCCTTCTGTCATTCATAGTCATGCAGTCTATAAATCTAAGCGCAGCAATAATAATACTAGAAAACACGGGTTGCATCGGAACGGGAAACATGATCCAGATGTGTTTATAGATGCAATAATCGAACTTATTATTTTGGCAAAGGCGAAAATTCTTATGCCATCAGTGGGTGGCTATACGGAGATTGCCAGAGTCCTTTGGAAACATAAGGATGTTGTGGCGAATCTTTTGCAGGAGTAGGCTCATCCTTTGACAAGGACGAGAAGCTTGTCATTATCCCAGCCAGGCGACCATCTATCCTTGTGCTCGCACACTACAAAATACGCGGCTGAGCACTCATGTAAGATAGTCCCAAGCTCCTTGGTATAATCCTCCTCGGGCGTGCTCCGAAAGATATCCTCCACAATAAGGATTCCCCCCTGCGCTAACAGTGGGAAAGCCTCCTTGATAATCCGAATCTGATGAGCATGCTCGTGGCTGCTATCGTCAATAATAACATCATATTTTGCAATAGGGTTCGACGCCTTCAGTGCCCGAGCCACATCGCCGTCGACACCCACATCCATCAGCGAGAAATTCACCGACCTGCTATCAACTAACTCTGCACCATGAGCCAGAAAGTTCTTATCACGGTCGAACATGTGAATGACAGTTTCAGGATTCTTGAAATACATCTCCCACAGGAGGGCGGAGTGACCCCCTGCAACTCCAATCTCGGCAAAATGAATCGGCTTGAACTTCAGCGGCGAAAACAGCATGGTATAAACGGCAGTGTAAGCGTGGCGATGACGTACACGCCCCTTCGGATCCATACAGGGGCTCTTATCCGCACCGGCAATATTCCCGAGAAAGCAGAGTTCCGTCACAGCATCCGAAGAATCAATGACAAGGCGCTGAATCATCTATAGTTAGTATTAAACTTCCTTTAAATAAAATATAATATGACCAAGTAGGGGTATGAAATTTGGTATAATCGACTGGCATGGAGATTTTACAAATATAATGAAACTAATAATACCAGATTCCGATACAGTAACAGTGTATCATAGAACTACAACTCATATCGATGATCCAATAGATATTTTATTAAATGGAGAGGCCCCATATCATAATGATAAATTTCCATTCAACTTTTTTGCAGTGCCATATTCATCTGTAACAGAAAACTATATAAATGACTGGAATTCGAATCCGCGATGTGTTGGAGTACTTGATTTATCAAATTCGCTTAAAAAGCGGTTTCCTTCTTTAAAGAAACCAGTATGGGGATATTTACCCTCCGTTCTAGATTTACCTGTCTATAAAGAAAGTGGTACTAAGGTGATAACTTTGGTAAATCTATATAAGGAGAGATTTCCAGAAGAATATGAGTTAGCAAAAACAATTACAAATAATATTTATGGCCTCCCAGATAATCGTGTAAATGACATTGAAGCATTAAAGGATGCGAAATGGCTATTACATATTAAGAGAAATGGCTTTGTATGTAATGCAATAATAAAAGCATTGGCCTGCGGGGTTCCCGTCATTGTTGATACAGAAACATATGCCAATACATTTCTTGAAAATTTAATCCAGGATAAAGTGAATGGAATCGTTCTACCTGTGGATCAAATCAAAGGATATCTTGAGGCGGTTGATGATGCCACGTATGCGCAGATTAAAGCAAACTGTGTGGCGCAGGCGGATAAATTCAAGCACCCTGTAAAATGGACGGATAAATGGTGGGAGCAGAAGACGGGTGGTAGTAAACGTGCCAAAGCCCGAGGCGGTTTTATGCCAAGCGTTATGGGAGGCGTGATGCGTTTAGGCCCTAGCCTAATGGCCGCTGGGATTGCACAGGGATCCAAACTCTTGAACCGGAGGACTGGGAAGTCTAGGCATTCCCCTTCGAGCCGGAGACGTAGTACACGACGAGTGAAACGCAGATCCAGACGTTCTTAGGCGCCCTTGAGCACCCCGGCGTTATTTTACCTAAAGGTCTTTTCAGGATAGACCTATAGAAATGTCAGGGGCCAAGCCGAACGCAAACGGGAATCTCTTTGAGATTAAGACAGTGCAGTCCGGCGCCTTTCGCACACTGATTGAGGCACTGAAGGAGATTCTGACGGAGGCGAATCTTGAATTCGACTCACAGGGCATCAAGGTCATGGCCGTCGATGAGACCCATACGGTTCTCGTCTATCTCCGCCTGCACTCTGACCGCTTCGAGACGTATTACTGCCCTGCGAAGCATGTGCTCGGCGTGAATATGATTTACTTTTTCAAGCTCATCAAGACGATGGGGAATAATGACAATCTGACCCTCTATCTGCCTGCGTCTAATCCGAATAAGCTTGGTATCCGTATGGAGAACTCGGAGAAGTCCACGGTGACGAACTATTTCCTGAAGCTCTTTGACACGGATGTCGAGGACATCCAGATTCCCAGCCTGAACTTCACCAGCATCATTCACATGCCGAGCCTTGACCTCCAGAAGATTTGTCGCGACATGAATGCGCTCGGCGAGAAGCTGGATGTCGAGATTACCAGCAGCGGTTCTGACCTCATTTTCAAGTGCATGGGTGATTTTGCGGAGCAGGAGACGATTATTTCGGAGAATGACAACTCTAATATGAAGGTGCACAAGTCTGCGGGGTCCGCTGCGGAGATTGTGCAGGGCATCTTTCAGCTGAAGCATCTGGTGCTTTTCACAAAGTGCACGAGCCTGTGCCCCAGTATTGAGCTGTATCTCAAGAATGATTTTCCGCTCATTCTCAGGTACACGGTGGCTAATCTGGGAGAGGTCAAGCTTGTGCTCGCGCCGATGAAGAATAAGCAGGTGACGGCCTAGTAAATCTCTGCATATTGTAGTAATGCCGAAGTGTACTAAATGTTCTCATACCGCGGGAAGTAAGGCGATGCTTGCGGCCCATACGCGGACCCAGCACCCGAAGGGGAGTCTGTCCCCCAGAACGCGCCTTCGGGGAGCCAAAACGCGTCGGAACAATGCGAGAGCCTTTGCAAATACGCTGAAATCACCTTCGGCGCTTTGGAAGCTGCCCACCAACGTCTTGAGAAGCATCGGCCAGAGCCTGACAGGAAAGCGTGGAACACTTGGTCAACAGGTCAAGGCGGCTGGGGATAATGTGCGGAGCATGCTGAAAAATATGACGGGTACGCGGCGCAACCGTTCGTAAAGTAAAATTGACGCGCCCAGCCACCTAAACGGCGACTACAAGAATGGAGAATCAAGATTGGACGCCTGTTATCATTCGTGGCACAAAGCCCGCGGTTCGCACTCCTCTTGGAGGCCCGGTGAAGATTCTTCCGAAAAATACTACTCCAGAGGCCGCTGCTCAGCGGCGTCTAGAGCAGCATGAGACCGCCCAGAAGCCGAAAGAGCTGAGCACTGCCAGCCGCACGGAGCTTATGCAGCGGCGCGCGGCCTTGAAGAAGTCGCAAGTAGAGCTGAATCAGCTTTGCCAGTTCCCTGCCAATACGGTCAATGGGATAGAGTCCGGGAAGCTGATTCCAACTCCGACGCAGCTTATTAAACTGAATCGGGCTCTGGGGGCAAAGTTGCGTCTAGAATGACGCTCCCACTTCCGGCAATAAAACCAGATGACATCTTGGATTCGCGCGCGCCCTCTTCCGCGGAGTGAAACTCCTCTTGCGCGCCCTCTTCTGTTTGAGACGAATGAGCAGGGCCTGTGTGCAAACTTCAACCAGTTTTTATACGCGTATGCATATTCGGCGCTTCAGGATGGCGAGAGGCCTCTTACCGTCTATGACATGCAGAACTCTATTTCGCCCAGCTTTCCCCTGATTAAGAGCACCTTCGCTGATATCAGCGGCGTGGTTTATGTGGACAGTATGGTTCCTTCTGCCATATCTCTGAAGCGCATTCAACCGAGAGTTATGGAGACGGTTGGTGGGCTTTCGCTGGGCATGCTGCGCGCAACGGCCCAGAAGATTTTTAAATGGAACGCGCAGCTGACGCCCATTGCAAAAGAGATTTTGGATAAGGCGAGCCTTCCTGCGGCGTTTGACCTCGGTATTCATATCCGTGCAGGTGATAAGATCACAACAAGGGAAATGGCGTCTATTTCTATTGATAAGTATATTGCGGCCACGAAAAAGTATCAG